CCGATCTAACACATCTCGGTCAGAGTCAAAGAGCGCTGCGGTGCTGGCCGGTGCCAGAGGATACGCCTTTGCGCCTTCCATGCCGGTGACTTGGATCAGGCCCGGGCCCTGCTGCTGGGGAATCGGGGCCATCGGGGCGTAATACTGCTGCGCCGGTGCCTGCGGGTAGCGTGTCGGATAAGGATTGCCGTAGAGGGGCTGCTGGTTGCCAAACATCGGTATCGCCTCCTTACAGACAAATTTTCGCATAAAAAAAGAGCAGGAACGTGTAATGTTCCTGCTTGTGTTCTGTGTGGTTTGTGTCATTCCAGCTTGGATCGGATGGATCTCTGCCGGTGGTGCACTGTCTCCACGGACATATGAAGCTGTTGGGCTACGCTGACGGGGCTGTGTTTTCGCCGCAGAAGCAGCACCTGCACCTCCTCATCCGTCAGCCGGTCTAAATCGTCCTGAGAATACTTCCGCGCTGCAAACCGCTGGAAGTCGTGCGCCATCGCGTCTCCCCCTTTACTCCATCACTTCGCCCGTCTCCACGCCCTCCGGATCCTTGACCCCCGCGCCGATCTGCTTGAGGTCGAGCATCTGCCAGGCCGCCTTGAGCGCGTCAATCACCACAGGCACATCAATACACCACCCGCGCTCCTGCATCTTCTTCAGCGCCAGTTCCCACTTTGTCTGCCCCTGATACCGGCCCAGAAGCGCCTCCACCGCATTGACCACGATTTCGGCCTCCTCCTGCAGCTGGTGCGCCTCGATCCAGGGCTGCACCCAGGTTTTCCATGCGTAGGATGCCAGGGCCGCCAGCAGCGCACCCACCAGCAGGATTGTAAAAGCGATGATATAGGTCATATCCATGTAAATCACTCCTTATCCGTTCGATTCGGTTGTTTCAGCCTCGGAAGTATGTACAGTATGTACACTACCATACTTCCTTGTCAGCCACTTCTCCACCGCACTGTTGCCTGAGTATGCCGTGAAAGCGATGGTCGCATACCCGATGTAGGCGTTGGCTGCCTCCACTACGCCCGCTGTGTCCCCGGAGAGGTAGCACAGCACCAGCGCAGCGGCGCATATGATGGTGACGGCCAGAGTCACGGCCACCACGATTTTCTTGGAAAACTGCGTGTACCTCTTCATGTGACCACTTCCCATTCCTTGACCTCGGAATAGATCTTGTCAATGAAGGAATTGCCTTTCAGCGCCTTGTACGCCTCGTAGAGCATCACGAAATTCTCATACTCATACTGGCGGATGGTCTTTTTCTCCCGGTTGTGGTAGTAAATACTCAGCATGTCCGAGCGGAGCAAGCAACGCTGACCGTTGGAAACCTTGCGCACCGAGAGGAAAATGGGCGTAATCGCGCCGAGCAGCGCGACCAGCTCCACCAGCAGCGCTGTCACTGCCTGCACATTATCCAACGGAGCCACCTCTTTCCAGCGCCATCACGCGCCATTGCAGGTCGGCCACCGACGCCGTCAGCTCCGCCACACGCTGCTCCAGCGCCCCGGAAATGGCCCCAGGCGCCTCGCTGCGGATGTCGAGGTATGCGGTCATCATGTAACCCGTCGCGCCTCTGTGGACGATCTGGGCCCAGTCCTCGTCGTAGCTATTGACTGTCACCTCAGTGCCCACGTCCACGCGATCTACCAGCGCTGAGGTGATGCTGGGCTTTTGGCGCATGTTGACGGGCTTGCCATTGGCGACGGTAACGATGGCGGTTGTGGCCATGGTTTCATCCTCCTTATTTTCGTAGGTGATCAGGGTCAGCTGGCCCTTGTGCGTCCAGTCGCCCAGACGCGAATCGCGTTTGATCCCGTTTACTCCCGCGCCGGACGTGCAGTGCGTGATCTCCAGCGGATACAGATTCGTCACCACGCCGACATGGTAGTAGTCATGATTGTCCGGGTCTTTAGCGTATCGGTTGTGCAAGTCGTAGCCTATTGCTCCGGGAGCCTTGGCCTTGTACACGATGTCGCCCAGGTTCAGCTCCTCCGCATCCGTCACGCGCATGAGGCTGCGGGTGTAGTGCCGGGCAAACCAGTTGGAGCCGTGAATCTCGGTATATTTCACGCCGTTGCGCCGGATCGCGCCGATGATCAGACCAATGCAGTCGCACAGCCCGTCAGAACCGTCCCGGCCCAGGCGGTAGGCGGGGGACTCAGCGGCGATTTCAAGGACGCGGGAAACAAAGTCAGAAATGGTCAAGCAAATACCTCCTCCCAATACCCCGGTACCACGCTCGCCGGATACACCACGTTATCCTCCAGCGACCGCCAGACCACGCCATCCGCGTCCCTGTAGCACTCGCCCCGCATGTACATGCCGCTTGTGCCCAGAGGCTCAGCCCACGCCTTTGCTCTCGCGGGGTTGGTCGTGTGCGCCAGCCCCCACAGCGCCCGCAGATCAGCAGGACGGCCATCGTAGTGCGCCGCGTTGTAGGGCTGGATCAGCGTCCACACCTGCCCGTCATCGGTCACAGGCGCACCCACGGGATATGCGCTGTAGTCCCGCTGCGGGTCAAATGCGGGGATAGCCGCTTCCCGGTCGATGATCTGCGTCCCGGTCAGGCTGGCCGCTTCCTGACGCAGCGCAAGAGCATCGCTGCGGCCAAGGCTGCGAAATACGTCTATCATGTTTGTACTCATGCCTCATTCACTCCTTCCGCATAGGCCGCCTCATAGGCCGCCAGAGTCTCCTCAATAGCCGTGATCCGCGCGTCCGGAGAGGGAGCAGGAGGGGCAGGCGGCACCCAGTCCCCATCCATCTCAGTCTGCGTCCTCTCCTCCGGCACTCCGTCCACCAATTTGTACCGACAAATCCCCCGCTCGTCCCGGATGGGATGGTCGAAAAAGTTTCCCTGGGCATGGTGGTACTTGTCCCCGTAGCCCTCGTCGATTTTCACCCAACCGTCCAGGGAGTAGAGGAATGCGTCAGAATTGACGGCAATGATGCGAGATTGATCGTCCACCTGGACGTATACGCCGTATGGCTGCATAATAAATTCCATGGTCATTCCTCCTTACATGTCGGCTGAAACCTTGACTTTGTACCTATATCGTGTATTAGCCACAAATCCGCCGGAAGCCGCACCCATCAACAAATTTTGTTTTGTCACGGCCGCAGTTACGACCGAAACCTCCGTCACACCGTCCATGACATTGGTTACCTTGTCTCCTGTGCCATTATGGGACTCAATGATAACGGTCGGAATCGTCCTCATCTGGACAGGAAACTGCGTAAAGCTGCTTGCCAGGTAATAGGACGTGAAAGCAGGCGCATCAACATCCTCCTCCCAATAATACCTCTGGCATTCCGCCAGCTCCGCCGCATAGCCCTTGGGCTGGTGGTCGGGAAGAGTGTCGGCGGTATAGGAGCCTTCGTAGAGGTCAGCCCATTGCATGCTGAATCCTGTCATCAGTCGCACGCGCACATAGCCCAATTCTGCAATTGCATGCATTCCAAAAGCATACGATCCAGCTCCATTCGTCAGATAATCTGACGATGCCCTGATTGTTCCGTCTGGCATGCAGTAGGCAACGGTGTAGATTTTGTCCAGGTCGAACCTATCCAGGGGCAATCGCTGGTCAATCGGACTGCCTGGTGTCATGTATCCATCGGCAAATGCAGCATCCGCATCCCAGCTTATCCAACGATCACCTGCATATTTAGTATCACCATGCATGCCGTTTTTTCCGGCCTGTGCGATGAAGTAACCATTGCGGAAATCGTTGTTGTCCAGGAGGGTTACCGGCCTTTTCCCTTCAAGCCTGCCATCCTCCCCTATTAAAATACCCGGCCCACCCTTGACCACGCCAAGGGTCGTATTAGTGGCCGTTTTAATTTTGGCGGCTGCGTTGTTGGCAGCGGAAGCGGCTGCGTTGGCTGCTTCAGTAGCAGTTTTGCTGCTGTCCAGCACCTCATAGGCTTCCTCTACCCAGGTTTTGATCGTTTCCGGTGCTTCCCCAAGATCACCTGCCATACGTTCATAGACCACCAGGGGTTTCTTAGGCGATAGCTTGTGCAGTCCGCCTTCGCCAAAGGCTTCAACTTCATACCAACCGTCATCCCCGGGAAGAGCTGTGTCCCTGCTTGTGATGGGCCATACCAGATAGAAGCCGTCCATGTGCGTTTGAGCCTTGTAGGGCATGCCGCCAGGAGGGGTGACGTTGATCTGAAACTCGTTCAGCTGCGGGTGTTCCTCCAGCCAGGGCCACATGTCAAATCGGTATTCCTCCACACCGTTTTCCGTATTGATGCCAATGGCAAGCCGTGTCAGCCGCCGAATATCAATCGCCATGAGCTATCAGCTCCTTTCCCCTCAAGCATATAAAAAAAGGCGGGCTGTGTAAGTCTAACAGCCCGCCCGAAGGTTATTTGGAGTACCATTTCTTGACGTCTTTGAGTTTCTTTTCGCGGTCATACCCCAGCGCCACATAAGCGTCGAGGATTTTGGCTTGGAGGGCCGCTGCCTGGGAGGTCTTGCCCGTGGCGAGCAGCTCCAGCAGAAGGGGCTTGAACTCCGTTGTGATGTTGCCTGCCAGCGTTTTTGCCTCAATACCCAGGTCAAGGAGCTGCTTGACCTCCTTGCTTAGGTTCTTTCCGCTCTCTACCGCCTCGTAGAAGTCGTTGTAGATGCTGTAGCTCCATTCCTCGTTGTCCTTGTTCTCCTGCGTTTCACGCCACCTGTCCACCGTTTCAAAGGCCTTTCGGTTGTCATAGCCCATGTGGGTCTTGAGCCATGCGCGGGAAGCAGTCTCATCCATGGAACCATCCAGGAAGCGCTCCTTGAGCTGGTCACGCACGCCCTCATCCATAGTGTCGGGTTTCTTGTCCTTCACATCGGTCAGATACCCACGGATTTCCGCTTCCCGTTTCTTATCGCCATTGTGCATGGCCAGGAAAAGCTCCTCATAGTGCGCCGTATCTTTGTCCTCCGCCCAGGGCAGCGCGGAAGAAAGCTCATAGCTGCTGGGGGATTCAAAGCTGCTGGTGAACAGATTGTAGGCCCGCCTGCCGTCGCGCAGCAGGTTCTTGGCAGGAAGCCCAAAGAACTTGGCGGTCGTGCCCAGCAGCTCCTCCATCTTGCGGTAGGGGGAGTAGCTGTCGCTCTGGAAGCGCTGGATGGCCTTGTACATCTCGCTGATCAGGCTCATGTCCGCCCTCTGCACGTCGTAGCCCTGGAACATCGACCATACGTCGGATACCACAGGCAGCATGCTCAGGGGATTGTTGTTGTCCAGCGCGTTCTCCAGGAGCTTGTCCAGGTACTTGGTCTGGGCGCTGCGCTTGTCATCGTCATCGTTCCAGGCCTGGATGAGCGCCGCCATGGCCGCCGCTGCGATGTTGGAGGTGAGAACCGCCGCCATGACCTTGGTTGCCTTGGCCTTGCCGCCGGGCTTGTTGATGCCCACAGCCGCGTTGTAGAGCATGTTGATCGCCAGCGTAGGCTCTGCCATGAAGCTGGTGGTCATCTTGGACATGGCGTCCTTGCCGCGCATGAGCTGGCTGCGGGAGAGAATACTGTCGTACACCTGGGTGTGATCCACGATGTCGTTGAACCTTTCGCCGCACAGTGCCAGGAAAGCATCGCCCTGCTTGTCCATTTCCGGGTGCAGGTCGGCCTGTTCCTTCTTCACCGCGCTCCACAGGTGCGCCCATGTCAGCCGATCCATCTGCTCAGGCAGGAAGCCGGAGGCAGCGTCCAGTCGCTCCATGAAGCCCCTGGGGTGCTTCTTGTGCAGCCAGTCGATATTGCTGAGGCCCACGTCGGTGTCGAAGCGGCCCATGTCTTTGATCACAGCCACGCCGGAGTAGCGGGTCAGCTCTTCCCAGTCACGCTTGGAAAAGGTGGATGCCGCAATGTACTTGGGGGAAATCATCGCCATGGCTCGGAAGATGGAGGTAGGCTGCTGGAGAGCCGTGGAGAGGGATGCTGCCACAGCGCCCTTCTTGTACATGCGAATCATGTAGTCCGTGCCGGAGGCGCGGTTGTCGTTGCGCACGCCGCCGTTGAGGTCGGTCAGGAGCGTGGCGATGTACTTCTTCGCGCTCTCGCCGTACTTCTGCTCAATCAGGGAGCGAACCGTAGCCCGGGAACCGTCATCCAGCGTCACCTTGTAGTTGAGCACCCGGTTCATGCTTTCAATGGGCAGCACGAAGGATGCGTAGGTCGCCATGTGCGCGATGTGATCTTCCACCGCCGCGGAGAAGTCGCCCATCACAAGCGGAGCGCTTGCGCCCTTGGTCAGCGCGTGGGTAAAGCTGGCATGCTTGAGCCTGCTGTCGCTTGTGGTGTCCAGCCGACCGGATGCGCTGCTCTGGTAGAGCTGGTCGCCCGCCGTGCGGTAGGGGAAGTAGTAGCTTTCCGTGTACTTGCGGATGCCGAACATTTCCATCGACGCGCGGTTGCCCAGTTCGGCCATGTCTTCCGACAGGTATCGCACCATGCCGTCCGCATAGGCCTTCTGCTCATCCGTCAGCCAGCCGGTAATGCGGGCAATATCGCGCTCGGAGAGCACCGCAGGTGTGGACTGCACCGTGGTGACCACCTTGCCGCCCTCCTGCGTCTTGCCCTCATAGACGATGCCGCCCTCGGTCAGATGCTTGGTCGCCGCGATTTCGTTGCTCTGCTCGCGCTTCCAGGTCGCATAGACCCACAGTGCCTGCTCACGGGTGAAGGTCAGCTTGCGGCCCTTCTCCGTGGTGATTTCCAGCACGTTGTCCTTGCGCTTGCTGTTTGCCCAGTCCCAGTAATGGTAAAGCTGCTGCAAGCCCTGGATGGTTTCGCGTCCGTCGCGCATGGCGAAGGCGTAGGCGTTTTGGCCCTGGCGAATGTCATCCCACAGCGTCGAAAGCACTTTGTTCCCCAGCTGCTCGAAGAAGTACACCGGGGTCATGTTGCCCGTGCGAAGGAGGTTGTCCATTGCTGTGAGGGCCTGGCCCGCTGCACCGCGCAGGGTCTTTTTGTCCTGCCGTGCCTTGAGCGCATCGCCCATCTGGGTGCCAATGGCGTCAAACTTGGCTTTCTTACCCGCGTAGAAGAGGTTCTGTGCGTTAGTGACAATGGTCATGATGTGATCAACTGCATCGAGGACGCCCTTGTTGATTGCCAAGCGAAGCTGTGCCTTTTCCAGGCGGGTGCCGGAGGTCGTGCGCAGCTGCGCGTCCTTTTCTGCCCACTCTGTCAGTGCTTCCAGGTATTCTTCCATGTTCGGGTCGTAGAAGGGCTTGAGCGCTGCCATGGGGTCATTCCCGTCCACCGTCAGCAGCTTGTGGTAGATCGCAGAGAGCCTATCGGCCCGCTGCTTATCAAAGACCATCGTGCCAAAGTTGTCCGCGAACATGCTCACCAGCGTATCCACCGCAGGCTTGAAGGCTTCGGGGATGTTCTTGTAGTCTGTCTCCTGCCTGCGCAGCTTGTCCAGCTTGCGCACGCGGGTGGCGATCTTTTCCTGCATCTGGCGGGTCTGCTGGGTCAGTTTGCGCACCTCTCGGTCGGTGGCGATCATCTGGCGGTAGCGGGTCTGCTCATCAAGGAGCTTTTGTGCCGCCTCGGAGCGAAGCTGCTGGGTGATGTTCTTCTTCTGTTCCTGAAGTTCCATCAGCCTGCGCTGTTCGTCAATGGCCCGGTAATAGGCCACGGCTTGCATGCCTGCCGCTTGCACGTCTGCTGCCTTGCGCCATACAGCGCTGGAAGTTCGCGCAGCTTTCTTGGCGGCTTCGATTACATTGTCCACCTTCTTTGCGATGGCGGCGTTGCGTTCCACGCCATTGAGCAGTTCTGCCCGCAGCGCAGTGGCGTTACCATCCGCAGAAGCAAGAGGAAGGTTGACCATGCCCATCACATCGACCGCAACCATCCGCAGGGATTCGGCTTCGCTCATGCCCTCAAAGGCTCCGGAGCGCTCCTTTGCCCGTTCTTCTTTGATGACATTGTAGAGCTTGATGATCATGTCGCCCTCGCTGTCCTCAGCGGAGAAGATGCTGACAAGACCTGTGCCGTAGTATTCGGCACTGGATACGATGGCGTTCAGGTCGCTGCCTGTTCCTCGGGTGACGTTCACTACAGGGTTGACCACGCGGCGGAATTCGCTCATCGAAATACCAGCGTTTCGCAGCTCCTGTTCTTGCGCGTCAGAAATGCTGATGGAGCCAACATTCTCTTTCAAAACATCCAGAATGGGGCTGGCATACCGGTTGCGGCTGTTTGCGAGAATGTCCTGTGCAAGGCTTTCAAGTGCAGCGTAGAAACGTGTAGCTCCCTGCTGTGCATCGTTGGCGTACATTTCTGCATAGGCCAACGCCAGGTGATCTGCCAGTGTCTTTGTGCTCATGCGGAGATTGTATACCTTCTTGACTGCTCCGGCGGCCTGATTCAATGCCTGAGCGCTAAAAAGTCCACGCGCGTATGCGGCCCGCTGTCCAGCCTCGGCGCTGCGGATGCTTTCGCTTACGGTCAGGAGTTGATTCTGAATTCCTTGCAGCTCTGCTTCCAGCGTGTCCACCGCGTCCACCACTTGGTTTGCATTACGGCCAGCCAGGTAGTTTTGCACCACATCGCGGGATGTGCGCATGATGGTCGCAAAGCCCTCCGCACGTTCGGCCTGAGAGAGCGTGTTGCGCAGCCGGTTGGCCTGGGTGCGCAGAATGGCAGCGCGATTCTTTGCCTTTTGCTGTTCATCGGGTGTATCAGCCTCGGAAGAAAGGCGAATCTGCTCAGCCAGGCTTGCTTCCTTCTCGCGCAGTTCTTCTGCCGTCTGCTGATACTTTCCCAGGAGCCACTTTTCAGAGTCGGTCATGCTGTCAACAGGCTGCATGGAGGCAATGTACTCGCGGGTGCTGATGGCGGGCATGTCGCGGAGGGAGTACCGAATATCAGGGTTTGCCGGGTCGAATGTGCCCACGTTATCGGTGGCAGACTTGATTTGTGAAGGATTGAATACGACATAAATTGTCTGATCGCCACCCCATTCCGCATCATCAACAATAATACCATCATATCCTGTGACTTCCTTCAGAACCCGGAAGACAGCTTCCATGTTTCCAAAGCCGTTGATGATGCTGTGTACCATGTTGACATCATTATCGCTCATGTCATATTCGGCTTCAAGGGCTGATTCCAGAACCGCATCGATGCCTTCCCAAGAAACGTCGCCATAGTTTGCCAAGAACTCAAGAGGCTCGCCGTCTTCATCCACAAGCGTATTCAGTTTGCGCAAAAACTTTTTTGCCTGCGCTCTTGTCATGGTCATTTGTTCATTGGAAAGAGGTTTTTGAATGCTCAGATAGACTTCAAAAAGTTTTCCATCTGCACCTTGATGACGTTGCGCTTCTGTGCCATTGGCATAAGATTGCGCGATCCCCTTGTCATCAGTAAAGTAGAATCCGTATCCTTCGTTTGTACCGTTCGTCCCAAGGAAAGAAAGGTCAAACACTGTAAAATGGCTCGGCGAACCATGGTATACAACCTTCGGATTCCCGGACGCGTCTACAACCTTGCTCTTCCCAAACCACCGCTTGAACTCAGGCGTTTCCGTCTGCTCGCGCAAAGATTCCTGCGTTTCCGCAAATTCCCTATTGTCAACAGCGGAATTTTCGGGTATACTGGTATCAGAGACGCGATCCAAGCGTGGGGCACCAGGACCATTCGAGGTGTCAGCTTGGCGAATCGTGGCTCTTTTTTGATGCACTTTTGCGATGTAAGCTGTTTTTACCGTCAGGCTTCTTGTGCGTTTCGACGTTTCGGCGATTGCTTCCAGTTCAATTACCGAAAGGTTTTTGCGAATGCGTAGATTATACCCGCCATCGCGTCGTTGAACCGGTTCTATAGAATCGTGGTCTTCCAGCATCGAGAAAATATACTGAATAGCATCTGCAATTTCCTCTGCTGTCGCAAAATGCTTTTGGATGTGGCGGATGCAATCATAGCTTACGCCATACGCATAATCCAAACCACGTCTGAACAAAGGAACTTGCGTTTCCGATTCGAGACGATTTTTCAGTGTTTCGCCAATGCTGCCGATGAAAACTGTAAGTTGGTCATTTTCGTCGAGAGCTTTCTGCACATGGCCCACAAGCTGATCCCGCGTTTGAACAACAACATTTCCTCTGCTATGGATATTGCTCAGGTCTTCCTCGGAAATAGCAGAAAGGCCGAAATCTCTCGGGCTATACTGAACAACAGGCTCTGCTTCCACAGCACCTTGCCTTGCCTGCTCCACCGCTTCCTCCAGCGCGAAGTCCCACTTCTGCTGGAATTCCTCGGCCAGCTCCTGCATCATTACGCGGGCCTCTTCGTGCACTGCGTCCACGCCGATGAAAGCATCGCGCACCTTCTGCACAAAGCTCTGGATGAAGCCCTTGATCTTGGCCATCAGGCCTTGATCCTTCTGCGCCAGGCGCTCAATGGCCTTTGTGTCGCGCAGCATCATCTCGGAAGCATCCGCCACCACCTCGGAGATTGCACCGGCGCGGGTGAGAGGAGCGCCAGACCGGGCTGCGTTGTCCATCTTCTTGACCACCAGCGCATCGAAATCCTCTCCGCGCCGGGTCAGCTCGGCGGTCACGAAATCACGCAGCGCCGCATAGCCCTCCTTGGAGCTGTGCTCCATGAAGTGCGTCAGCTCATGGCCTGCCGTGCGCAGGATCGCATACTCAGCCAGGTCTGTGGTGCTGTTCTTGCCGCTGTTCAGGTCGAGATAGAGGGTGCCGGTTTTCACGTCGTAGTGGCCGTTTTCGGCGGTGTATCGGCCCGTATCATCCGCCTGGGACTCAAAGAACACGAAGTTCACGCCGGTTGCGCGGGCCAGCTGCTTGATTGCTGCGACGCTCTTTTTCTGCGTATCGCTCAGGCGGCCAGAAACGGCCTTGAGAGCCTTTTCGCTGCCAGCGTCAGCCATATTCTCGGTGAAGGTTACAGTGCCTCTGCGGCCCGTTGCAATCGCGCCAATGGTGGCCTGACGCTTCTGTTCCGCAGCCTCGGCATCCTTGCGGCCCTGCTCGGCAATCTGCTGTGCCATGCGGCGATCCATGCGCTTGCTGGGCGGCAGCTCACGCGCCATGAATCCGGCAGCATATGCGTCGTTGAAGTCAGCAATGTGTTCCGCTGCGTCACCGCCGGTGTAGCTGTGCAGCAGCAGATTGGCCTGCTCATCGCTCATGCGCTCGGGGGTCGTATCCAGGTAGGACACAATCTCCGCCACAGGCCTGCTCTTGATGCGCAGATCAGAGGCAGAAACCGTCTGCTTCTTTCCGTCCGCGCCCTTGATCGTGACCTTGGCCTCGCCAGAAGAATTGCTCACCTGGAGGATTTCCGCGCTCTGTCCGTCCTCCAGCTCCACATCCATGCTCTTCTTGTCGGTCGCTTTCTTGGCTACCAGCTGCTGCGCATTGACCGTCGCCCGCTGGATGGTCTGGTCAGCCGTTTCCTTGCCCACGCGGGTCTGGCGGATCTCGCCCATCTTCCGCAGGGAGGTAGCACTGGCCGCACTGGCCTTTTCATCCGCCGTGCGCACCCACTCGGAATGGCGCACCCGGCCCTCGGAGGTGGTATCGTCCGCGAACATGATCTCCTTGATCACCTGCGTGCTGCTCTGAGCGCGTGCCATGCTCTGCCGCTGGCCCAGGCTGGGCTTTTCATTGCGCACCACAGCCAGCACCGCATCCGCCGCTTCCTGTGCCACCTCGGGGCTGTCGCCCAGCTCCACCATACGCTCCGCAACCGCATCGCGCATTGTGTCCGTCACCACCGCACGGGACTGCTCGTCCAATTCACGGTACATGGTTTCGTACAGGCGTCCCACCTGGCGGTTGCTGACCTTCTTGCCGTCTGCCTCCGCCTGCTTGATGGTTCTCGCAAGGGGATTGCTCTCACCGTTGACGTCCATGGTCAGGCCGATGTCTACCAGTTTGGATACGTTGCCCAGGTTGGAGACATCCTTGCCCACAGCGCTGCGCCGGGCGGATGTCTGTGCGCCCACCACGGTGCCCATTGCGCCGCCGGTCAGGCCGCTAAGGAGTACGTTGCCGGATAGCCCACGGAGCCAACCTTCCAGCACCTGCTGGGAGGCTTCTTTTTCACTTACGTTCTGTGCACGAAGAGCTTCATACTGCTGCACCAGTTCGGGCTCATGACCGTACAGAGATGAGATAAAGCTGTCTGCCACGGTATCCAGAACGAAGGATACGCCTTCCTCACTTCCCTCGGTCAGCATATTCTTTCCGATAAAGGCTGCAATGGAAGTCGGGTCGGAAAGGATTGCATCGATGGAATATTTCTCCGTAAGCGCTTCAATGCCGCCCGCAATGATCGAACGAACCACGGCTTCAGCGGGGTTCATGTCCTCTTCCAGGGCACTATGCAGCGCATTGGATGCCGCTTGCGAAGACATAATCAACTGTGTAATCTGCGCAGGAGCTTTGGTCAAACCACCAACGCCAAGCGCCATGCCCATGTCTGTGATAGAAGACACACCATTGTACAGGAATTCACCAAACCTTTGGTCGGTGAATGGAACCTTCCAGGGAAGCAACTCGCCTAATGCCTGACTCTGTACACCGCTCACGTTCTGGGCATAGCGATTGCCCGCATACAGGTCGCTATACGGGTCATTATAGCCAAGCAAGGATGCCCCCAATTGAACAGGGTACATGAACGTGTTGAGCAGATTTGCTGCGCGTACAGCCATAAAAGAAGGAATTGCGCCCTCCGGGGTCAGCGCGGTATTCTCTTGCAGCGCACGTTCTGCATCAAGGTACGCCATGCGCAGTCGCTTGTCTTCCTCCAACGCAGAAAGCGTTTCCGTGAAGCGCTCCGGGCTCTGTGCCCATGCAGCTGCCAGCACATCCTTTTCTTCCTGCATCAGTTGGCCGTAACCGCTGCGCATGTAAGGCGTTCCGCCACTGTGCCCCTGATAGTTGTTTGCAGCTTCGTACTCCGCCGCATACTCAGGGTTCATGATGTAGTCGTACAGCACCGCCGCATCGTCGCTCTTGTCAAAAGCGGAGGTAATCTGCCCCAACAGGCCCTTACTCTTCATGTACTCCATGTAAGAAGTGCCGGTAGCGGGGGTATACTGTTTATCCTCTTCAAACGTGGGAGAAGAGCGAAGATTGGCCGCCATTTCCTGATAGGCCGCGCCCTTGCTCCGACGTTCCTGTTCCTGCGCCAGCAGATCATACCTTGCCTGAAGCATAGGGGTCTGGGACTGATAGGGAATGGCCTGTGCCATATCGCCTTCCACCTGGGCCTTTATTCGGGTGTAATCGCCCATCAGTTTGGTGCGTTCATCCGCCGTCAGCTCGTACCAGGAGGGATACTCCTTGCCTGTGAGCAGAGTATCCATAGCCTTCAGGTCATAATCATCCGGCTCGCCCTCCATGTTGTAGTACCAGTCCTCCCATGGGCTCAGTCTGTCTTCCTTGGCCTTCTGGAAATCATCCTTCACCCGGCTGGAGGCAAGCTGCATACTCAGGCTTTCCCGAAGTTTCTGCATGTAGCTGTCGCTGGGAAGATGGGCTGTATCGGGGTTATAAGCCACAAGCTCAGTATCATAAACGCCCATAGTGCGGTTTCGTGCTTCCAATTCACGGTTATTAACCACCTGTGCGCTGGTCACGTCGTACCGCATATCCCGGATGCTGGGCGTAGCAGGGCGAAGATTGCCGGGGTTTGCCATACGCTGTGCGAGCTCCTGACGGGTGGTTTCCTGCTGCTGCGCAGGAAGAGAGGCAAGGTACTGCACCCATTTCCGGGTGCTGTCCTCCTCCATCTCCTTCTTTTTCTTGTTCACGTCCGCCTGAAGAGCCTTTTTGCCAAAGGATCGCACTGTGCTTACGCGATTATAGGTTGCCATGGGGATCAGCCTCCCTTCAGCATCTTCTTGAGCATTTCTTCATAGCTGACAGGTGTCAGCTGCGTCAGCATCTGGTTCTGCTTGGCCTGCTGCGACTGCGCATAGGCAGCTTCGATTTCAGCCTGAGAACGAACCGGGCCATACCCCGCGCTAAGGGGGGTGGTTCCACCATCGTTGTAGTATTCCGCCAGAGGCTTGCTGGCGGTTTGGGTCGTGGTTTTGGTCGAGCTCTTGCCAGAAGAACCACCACCCGAGGACTTCTGTGCAGGCATCATACTCTGCGCATCCACCTGGGAAATCCCCGCCGCCGCCAGCAGGTCAGCCGATGGCATCTGCCCATTGGCAAGCATCTGCATGGCCGTGTTGTATGCCTGGTTCCGAGTGGCCCAGTAGTTGGAGTTTTCCTCGTTCCGGTTGGCCCAGTAGTCCGCGTATTCCTCATTGCGCCCGGCCCAGTAGTCCGCATTTTCCGCTGCCGCCTGCTGCTGCCAGAAGGAAAGCGCATCCTGATAGGCGCCGTAATCCTGGTTATAGGCGTTGAGATAGGCGTTTTGTGCATTGGAGTAATCCGTGTTCCACTGCGCCAGCGCGTCCTGGTAGCGGCCATAGGCTGTGTTGTCCTTGTCCAGCAGCATGCCATACTGGTTGTACAGGTCAGCGCCCGCCTGATCATATCGCGCTGCCGCCCGGTCATAAAGATCGGGCACTATAGCGTTAAGCTGGAGCAGGTACTGCTGATACGCCTGGTTGCCCGCTGTGGCCGCCCAGGAGTTTCCATAGCCGCCAGTGAGCGCCGATGCCTGGCCCGTGGTGTCCATCATCGCCTGCCGTCCGCCCTGCACATACTGATCCTTGGCCTGCTGGTAGAGCATATCGCCGTTGAGGTCATAGTTGAAGGGTTTGCGGTTGACGATCTGCTGATAGATACCCTCCAACTGCTGCGCGTAAGGAGAAGTGTACGCCGTGGGCTTTACCGTCTGCACCTGCGTGAGCTGCTGCTGGGCATTCTGCACATTCTGGGAGGGCTTATATCCCTGCTGAAGCGTGGTGAGCTGCTGCTGTGTGGCTGCGCTGGTGCCCCGGTAGCCCGGAGCCGCGCTGGCCTGTTCCTGTTTTCTCTTTTCCGTGTATGTGGATGCCATGTTCCATCTCTCCTTTATAGCATTTCGGACACTATGCTCCGAATCAGTTCTCTGAGCTCCTGCCCATAGAAGTACACTTCTCTATCAGACGCCACGCCAAAGGCATTGCTGTGCTCGCATGTGCCGCCTACCCAAACTGCGGTGCCGTCTGCGGAAAAATGCAGGGACACGTTCATGGAGGGAATGGTAGCCGTCACAGTCACGCTTTCATACGAATCCGTCAGCGTAAGCTGCACCTGATAGGAGGACAGGAGATTGAGCGTCAACGCGTTTCCAGGAACGATCCAGCCACTCTCTGCAATACCGCTGGCACTGGATCCCAAAGCTGCTATTTTGGCTGTACAGTTGTTCTTGCCGCCGAGGGAAGTGAAGCTTTTCCCAAAGGAATACCATCCCCTTGTGCCATTGGGATCATCTGCGCCGCTGGTGTTGACGCGCTTAACTACAAAATTGGTTACTCTGGGCGCGGTATACGCCTCCACGCTGATGTATCTTGTGGCCATGACCATCATGCCTCGGGAATCCGTCACCTTGAAGGTAATGGAAACTGTGCCATACATGGGAAGAAGCGGAGAAACCAGCCTGGTTTGGTCGGTGTTGTAGGCGGCCTCCGTTCGTCCTCCTATGTTGATGCTGTACGCTTTGATCGTGCTGCCGTATGCACCCGAAGCCGATGTGATTCGGGCCTGCACAGCACTCTTCTGCTGTACATATCCGCCTGTTACGTCTGGGTATGTGACGCCGTTTACCGTCAGAATCCTTGTGACATCTGTGGTCATTGTGGGCCCGACACTGACAGGAGCAGTCAACGTCAGCGTCTTGTAGGATTCGCCGACATAGGTGCTTCCGTAGTAGGTTGTGAGAATTACCGTCACCGTGCCGGTTGTGCTATCAGGGATGGCAAAGAGCCAATCAAGCGATGTAGGCAAATAAGCCACGTTGACATTGGCCGCCAGAGACGCTTCGGAGCTATAGCTGCCAAAGGTTGCTTTAAGATGGTGGGAGTAACCGCTGCCATAGGGAGAAATGGTAACGGAAATAGGGTTTCCGGCCGAAACGACGGTAATGTTGATCGTCCAATCGGAAGGGCGGTATCCAGGCTCGTCCGGTTCGTCCGGTTCGTCCGGCTGTGCTGGCGTGTAATCCACCGTCAACGTCATATTCTGGAACGTCAGCACGGAAGAGTGGCTCTGCACATGATTGTGCGTTTCACCGTAGGCCTGGAAGTCAAAGGTTACAGGGTAATTTCCGTTACCCGTGACAGCCAAACTAACCGTATAGGTTCCCGGTCTGTAAGCCGCCGTAATGCCGTTAATCGTGCAGAGCTGCGCTCCTGTGTTGGGCGAGGACTCAATGTAGTAGGTCAGCACTGCGCTATTGATGATAGCGCCGGAGGGAATGCCGGAAACGGCCACGTTTTGGGTATTGGTGACCTTCTTGGGCGTAGAGCTGACATAATTGCTTCCGCTCTGGTAGCAGTTCCAGGTCGATTTCAGCGTGACATTGGAAAGAGGAAAAGACAGTGTTGCCAATCCATCAGCCCCCTTCAAACACGATGCCCAGGGAACCATCCGTCATGGTCTTGATCACATACAGGCCAACTTTGAGCATACCCTTGATTTCCGCATTCGCGATCACCAGCATGCCCGAGGACAAATAGGCAACCTCAATGCCGCCCTGCCAGAAGGAGAGTCGGTCAGAGGTGAAGGTGCTCATCAGGTCGGATCGTGTCAGCACTTCCTGCCCGTTTACCGTGATGGTGGTCAGCTTTTCGCCTACAGCTACGCCGTAGCGAGGAACCCCTTCATCGTCAAAGTACAACAGACCTGTCTTGATGTACTGGTTGGTGGATGTCTCGAATGATTCAAACTCTACCATTCCTTTCTGGAGAGCAACCAGCCGGGAATCGTAGTCAAAGGATTGCACCACGCCTTCTGCTGTGGCTCTGATTTGATTCTCCAGCGATTCCTGAAATGTTCCGAAATCGCTCAATGCAAGGTAATCCGTTTTGAGGCTTGCTTCCAATTCATCCATCGAAGCCTGAATGGTATGCGCTGTTTTAATAACAAGGCTTTTGAGCGCCGTAGCCTGGGCCGCCAGAGATTTCAGATCCTTTTCTTCTCCATCGGTTCCTTGGCCCTGGATTGCTTTGCCATACTGCATGCTCACGCCTGTATCCGGCATCTGCGCCAGCGCCGCATTGAGCTGCTCTGCCATTTGGTACAGATAGCTGTATAGCGTTTCCTTGGCTGCTGTGGTAGGGGGAAGCTCTACATGGAAAGCCATCAGCCGTCACCTCCCAGCTCCAGAACTCGCGAAAGAGAATACAGTTTCATTCCGCCTGTGCCGATCAGGCGCAACTGCGAGTGATCGCAGCGCCGTGGGATAACGGGCACCATGAAGGTTCGCAGCGTTTTCCCGGTCATGGTTCCCATGTTGTGCCATTTGCCGTCGGAATCATACTGGATTTCCATCTTCACCTTGCTTCCCGGTTCCAGTGCCATACGCAGGTTATAGCGGCTCAGGTACTTGCTGCCCTCATAGTCAAAGCCATATTTTCCAAAGGTTACCGACCAGTCCACCGCTGACTCCAAGGCGCCGTCATAGCCATTTTCTGCCACCAGTTCCCCAGTGTCCGCATTGATGAAGTACAATTCATCATCCAGCTGCGCAAAGTGCACAGCGTGCATGTTATCCTCTCGGTGCCACAGGCCCTTTTGCACGTCGTACACAAAGAAATGCCATGTGCCGTCATGCTTCTGCATGGAGATGTAGTAGCGGTCTGCATATGCGCCAGCGGAGGCGTTTTTGTAGCGTATCTCTCCGAGCGCATTGGAGATCGCCACGGGAAGGCTTCCATCGTAAAGCATCACTTCCGTGCGTCCCTTGTACAGCAGCGCCTCGCCCACCACTGCCAGACTCTCGCTGGAGCCTTCCTGCACACCTCGGCACATGGTAGTGTTCATGGTAAAGCTGGCAGGTGTATAGCCGCTGATGCGATGAACGCAGCTCTCCTTAAAAAACAGAGGCGTACCCTTGAGGGTGGCAGCTCCGGTAAATACGCCGTCAGTACCCACAGATACCGCATAGCTGTCCGTGCTCAGGCCCATGTAGTTGTACCAGTTGCGGAAATCGCCTAGCTTACAGGCGTAGATTTCATTCACAGGCTTACCGTCCACCATGCCGTATTTGCAGCCCCAGAGGCGATTGTTAGCTTCGGTAATATAATCGCAGTCCGGTACTCGGCGCTGTGCTTTGATTGTCTGCGATGTGGTGACCACCTGGTCAATCAGTCCGGCGATCACGATATAGTCCGTGCCGCAGGCGTAGAGAATCTTATCCCCGTTGAGCGCTTCCATCTGGTCGTGGAGCGTAGCGTCCTCTTCCTTTGAAAATGTCAGTCCGCTGATGCGAACCGTGTCATACTGCGCAAACTGTGCGCCAATGCCAGAAGACTGAATCTTGATGTAGGTGGTCGCCACCTGCACCCATTCCTCTGTATAGGCGCTGAACTGTTTGAGCGCGTGAGGCGTGGTGCTTGTGTCAAGCCACATGTCGCCGTTGGCAGGAGATTCAGGAACAGTACCGGATATGGCGATCTTCTCTTGGTCGTAGTCTGTACCATCCTCCCGGCACAGCGTCAACGTGGTTTCCGCCGTGCTCTGCCAGTTGGCATACATTGTTCCGTAGTCGGACAGGTCAGATGTGTTGACGTAAACTTTGTCTGGCCAGATGCAAAGGTACGCGCCCATGCTCACCAGCTTTTTGGGCAGCATATCTTCATCCGTAGACAGCACCACGCCGGGCACATGGTATCCGCCCAGCATTAGCCTGTCGCCGTCCACAATCGCCAGCACATCCTTGGCAATCATGCCTGCCGGGTGGCTGATGGTCTGCACAATGCCACGCTGCCTTCGGGGCGACAAAAGCGGATAATCCCGCCCGGACATGTTGCTCATGTCGTAAAACTCACCGTCCTGGGTGATGGGATTGTGATTGTAGCCCAGAAATGCGCTGGTCATCAACGTGGTCTGGGCGTTTTCGCTCAGTTCGGGCAAATAGGGCATTTCCATCACCTCACAGCCGGAATTCCCGGTAAGTAGTCAGCGGCATATGCGTCCGGGTGTAGTAGTCAGAGTAAGTCAGATAAGCGTTGTTGAACAGCTGCTTATCGTTGTTGTACTTGGCAATTTCTGCATTTCCCAGGTCGATCTGGGAGGACAGGTAGAATAAGTACAAATCTGTATAAGGAAACGGCACCAGAAGCTGCGTATCGCTGGGCGTTGCGCTGTCATAGCCGATATATTCAGGGTCAATGGCGTTTTCATGGGTCAGGATCAGCTCCTGAAAAATCAGGCCGTCGAGCTCAGAAAGCCAGGCCAGCTTCTGCTCATAGGAAAACTGATTGGGCTTGATCATATCGACCCGGTCAATGGCTTCCTGGATCGTCACTTTGTTGCCTCCTCATAAACAAAAGGGGGCAGGGGCGAACCCCTACCCCCTTCTGGTGGTCAGACGAACTGCGCAGCGCTCTGCTTGGCGTAGTCGTTGGGAATGTCCTCGCGGTAAGCGGCATCCTCATCCTGCATTTCCAGCATGATCTGGATGCGCTCGTAGATGGGCAGCGGCACTTCCACCGACTTGCCCTTGGGCACCTGCATGCCCCTGCCGTTTACGCCCACATAGAGGCTCTTGTCCTCTCCCTGGGCCGCACGGGGCAGATGCACAGTCTTCATGATCTGCCAGGGATCCATGGCCTCCATCACAGGGGCCGCGTTCTCAGTTTTCGCCATTTCACATTCTCCTTTGATTAGTTGGCCACGTCCACCCTGGAGTAGGTAGAGCAGCACTCGATGGTCACCATGCGCTCAGGATAGAGCACCTTGGCCGCCATGGAGAACTTGGTGCCCACTGTGCCGAACTGCTCCAGGGGGCCGCCAACTTCCTTGGCAGACTTGATGATCGTTTCCATGCCAGCACCGTCGGGATCAACCACGCCGAAGGCGTCACGGCCAAAGACCATCACCTGGTACACAGCGTAGGTATCACCGGAAGCCTTGATGATGGGGGCCAGGTCGGATTCCACGAAGCGCACGCCGTGCAGCTCGCCGATTTCGCCGTTGTAGATCTCCTCGGGGCGGGCGTACTTGTGCGCGTCAATCCAGTCGGGATGGGAGCGAAGGTCATAGGTGCAGCTGGGGTGGATGACGGCCACGTACTTGTTGCCGCTGTAATAGGGCGCGTTGTTCTTGCGCAGAACAGTCACGGCCTTGTTGATCATGTCAGGGGACAGATAGGCAGTGTTGCCATCGGTGCCCATGGCAGTGCGCAGCGCAGCGCGGGTGGCGGGGGTGCTCACATAGGAACCAGCATTCACCACATCAGCGTAGATGACGTTGGTGTTGGCACCCAGCACATTGCGGATCAGCTTCTCGTAGGTGCGGCCAGCGGCAGCGCCCAGCTCCTCAGTGGCACCCAGCACAGTGTCATCCACATAGTGAGTTTCCATCTGCTTGGAGATGGCCACATACTGACCGTACTCGGCAATCGCGACGTTGATCGCGGTCTGGCCGAGCTTCTTGCCCACGGGGATCACGGCCTCCTGCAGCATGTCGCAGTCAGGCAGGGTGTTCCACTTGCGCCATTCCACCGTCATACCATGGTTCTGGGGCAGGGCCTGCTTGCGGCCCAGCTGCTGATAAATGAAGGTGGAACGGGCATTCTCCAGAAGGGCTGTATTGTAAAAGGTCTTCATACCAGCGGTCAGAGAATTCTCGCCAGAGAAATTTTCTTTCGCGCCGGTGTAGGCGTTGGTGTAGCCGCCGGTGGTATTCACCAGCGTACCGGCATCATCGAACATCTTGAGGTCAACAATGCCTGCGTTGAAAGCAACCATCAGATTGCTCATGATCATCAGATCAGTCATGTGTATATCTCCTTTCGCGTATGCGGCAGGAGCGTGTAGATTAGAATCCGATTTGCGCTCCTGCGGTCACCTGGTCGCGAATCCTGCGGAAATCGGCCAGTTTGAGCTTCGAGGGGTCATTTCGGATGTCGAGGCCGGGGGTCTGAGTGCGGGAGCCATTCTCCACGGGCCGTTTCTGGCCCGCCTGGATGGCGTTGGAAGTTTCCACCTGAGTGCGCTGCACAGCATACTGCATTGCGTTGCTCTGCAACTCCTTATGGTGGATCGCGTAGAACGCATCCGCCACGGACACGCCGCCGTTGGGGCTGGTCATGCGGGCAAATCGTTCGTTCTGCAACTCCGTGCGCAGATCAAACTGAGGATAGGTCTTTTTCAGTTCCTCCGCCTGCTGGGCCAGGTTCTGCAAGTGCTGCTGGAACATCACCTGCTGCTGGGCGGCCTGCTGCTGCTGGGCAAAGGCTTCTCTGTCGCGCTCCAGCTGCTTGGTGAGCTTGAGCGTTTCCACGGATACGCCTCTTTCCATGGCCTCCTTCTCATAAAGGCTGTCATCGTCGTTGTAGGCAGCCACAAGCGCGTCGATGTCGCCTGCTTCCTTGCCATACTTGGCGGCCAGTCCTTCAATGATCGGGGCCAGTTTGCCCAGGGTTGCCTCGGCATCCTTGGAGTTTTTGAGCCGGGCCTGCACGATCTGCTGCACATCCGCGTCAAACTGCGCCTTGTAGCGGTTGTTGCGGATGTCGTTCCATTCCTGTGCAGGGTCTGCCGGTTCCTGAGCAGCGGCGGCCTGCTCCTGCGCCTGGGGCTCCTGCTGCTGCGCTTTCTGGGGAGCTTCCGGCTGCTTCCCGTAGCGTACATTGTAGCCCTGGGGGCGCTTCGCCCGCTTGTACTCGTGGTAATCAGGAGCGGCGGCCTCCTGCCCTACGCCCGGGGCTGCGCCTTCGCCGCCAGCTGCTGCGCCAGCACCGCCAGCGCCCTCGCCCGCGAACATCTGAAGGTCAAGCCAAAGATTTTTCGTCATGCTTACCGTCCTTTCTGCCCGTGAGGTGGGCGACTCCATGGCATGACAATAACAAAAAAATTCCCCCGCGTAAGTCTAATGCGACTCACGCAGGGGGAAAGTTATGAGTAGGTCACCCGCAGGTTCTGTGGATAACTTTTTTCGAGCATTTCCAGCCCATCCAGGCACATCTGAAACCGGTGGATAGCCGCTGCATTGCCCACTTTGTCGCTGTCAATGCGGATGCTGGCTTTCCCGCTTTCCGCATCGCCAATCACGCGCACTCCATGAGCCAGATCGCAGCTGCGCACCAGCGTCTGGAAAAGGATTGACGCCGCGCAGCACACCAGGTCGTGATCCTGCGCATTGCGCTGTGCGCCTGCATGGCCTTCCATGCGCAGGCTCAGGTCTGCATAGCTCGCATGTACCTCAATCATGGCTCGTCACCTCACTGCGGGCGCGTGGCATTGCTGACGCGCTCCTTCATCCGGGCTGTGGCGGGCGTGTCATTGCCCTCTGCGGCAGGCTTGTCCGTCGCGTCATCCTGTCCTCCCTGCTGCTGTGCAGGCTGTGCAGCGGGCATAAGCGCCATGCCAGGGTTTCCTTCTGCCTGCTGGGTCACGGCCACCAGTTGCTCATAGATCGCCGGGTCGTGCTGTCGGGCCAGCTCCAAGGCAATCTGCTGCATCTGCATTGCCATCTGTAGCAGCTGCGCCTGCTGGCTGACCTTCTGCTGCAGTTCATCCTTTCCCTTGAAGTCCATCATGTCCAGCGCCATCAGCGTCTGATCTGCCAGCTGCGGATTGAAGAAGCCGAGCTGGTAGAATTGCAGCGCCAGGTCGTTCTGGGCCATCTTGGTGTAGGCGTTCTCGCGCTGTGCCCGCACGTCAATGTCGAACACAGGCTTGCGATAGCCCATGTCCATACCCATAAAGCCTACCTGGGGCTGGAGCTTCAGACCCGCATTGGAGTAGGTGATGTACTTCTCCACACCGCGCTCGCCAAGGATGCGGAACTGGCGAGGCAGATCGTAGAACTGGCGGATGCGCTCGATGACCTTGTTGTAGATGCGCACCATGCAGCGGTAGGATGCGCGGTTGGAGTCCTTGGAGCTGCGGCCCGCGTCCTCCTTCAGCGCTGCAATAGCCACACCGGAGGTCACGCCCGTGGGCACACTGCCGTTGTTCACATCCATATTGCCGGTGATGAACTTCAGCTCCTCGACCTTCTGCGTCATGATGTCCGCACAAATGCCGGGCAGCGCAGGAGCCGTTACCGGGATCAGATTGTCCCCGCTTACGGTGCCGCTATAATGGATCAGAGGCTTCGACCAGTCCATCATCTCCGCCTCGTTGATGCCGCCATCCTTTCGGGCGAAGTAGCGAGGCGTGGCGTTCATGGTCGCGTTCTTCACGATAGCCTGGTTGAGCGTGTCAATGTCCATTTGGGTATCCTTGCCGATGGCTACATAGCCATATCCGCAGGGACTGCCCTCAATGGGATAGAGGGGATCGAGCTCGAAGGGATACTCGCCGTCATCGTACAGGCCGCGCTGCGCCAGCTCAGGGTCGTTCTCCGTGGCATAGAGTACATGCTTGCCCACAAACTTGACGTAGTGAACCGTCTTATGCCCGCCGTCGTGCCTGTGGTAGTACCAGTCCACCACCAGGCTCTTGTCGGTGGTGTCGACGTTGTCATCGTAGAGGTACTTGCTTACCGTCACGGAATTGGACTTGACCTTGCCCTCCAGCTCGGGATAAGTCTGCTCCAGCTGCTCATTATCCACCAGCGCAACGTGGAACACATGCCGGGAATCCTGGATGTCTGTCACGCCCGGTTCCCAGAACAGGTTGAGCACGTTGATCTTGCGGATGGCGATGTCACCCAGACCGCCCAGCTGATCCTTGTCCCAGAAAATACCGTAGGCACCGGTGCCCTCCTGCATCTTCTGCCAGCCCGCATCGGAGTATGTCTCCTCAAAGCCTGTCTGTTTGAGCACCACGGGCACCACTTCGCTCAGACGCTGGGCCTCCTCCTTGTCATCCTCCACGCGGGGCAGGATCACAGGCTCCGGGTATGCGTCCATGTAGTCCGCATGCTTGCCGACAATGCAGTTCCACAGCCAGGCCGTGCTACTCTTATCTGTGGATGCACCCTTGGTGCCGCGCTCCAGACGAATCTGCTCCCAGTTGCGCAGCTTCCACCACTGCTGGGCAGCAATGATCTGACTCTCCAGGTGCGCCTTGCCGCCCTTGTACTTGCGCAGAATCTGCATGGCCTTGGTGATCTGCTCCTCTCCAATGCGGTTGACCACCACAGGAGCCGCCACGGGCGCAGGAATGGCTGTTTGGGGCTGTGCCGTGGTCTGCATTGGCATCTGAACAGGTGCAGTCTGCAAGGGCTGTACAGGGGCTTTCTGAGGCTCTTTGGACGTGGTCTGCTGCTGTGTTTCGGGCTTGCGTTTATTCGCCATGGCTGATTCCTCCTTAGTCGCTGGCAAACAGATTCAGAGGGTCCGATCCCCAGGCAGGGTGCGGCTTCCCCTCGGTGATGATGGGGCTGATGGGACGGGACATGCAGAAGTAGCGCCATTCGTCGGCCGCATGGTCTTCGCCCTTGGTATCCAGGTCTTCCGGCCTGTGCTCGTCGTATTGCAGTGAAGGGATGGTGCGGATGAAATCCCTGCAGCTATCCAGCACATACATGCGTGGATAGCCCTCCTCGTCAAATTGCAGCCGGTAATGGCACTGCATCCATCCGGGGATGCGCTTGTGATCGCCGGGCGAAAAGTACACACCAAAGCGTGTAGCCGTCTCTGCAATGCTTTCACCGCTCTCCGCATCCCATATGGCCGGGTCAGCCACGCCCTGAATGCTCTTTCCAGCCAGCAGCGGATGCTCCCGCTCCATCTTGGCGATCTCCGCAAATACCCTGTCCGGCGGCCACTTCAAACCCTCATCCGGCAGCGGCGATCCTGCCGCCCTCTGCACACCGAAAAGCTCTGCAATGCGGTAAATTACGCCGTCGTAGTCCACCGCCCACCAGCCGCAGGAGAAGGGCTTGGCATAGCCCCAGTCAAAGCTGCGATAAATCTCCCAGCTCTTGGGCAGCTTGAAGTCCTTGGCGCTGATGACATGTGTCCACTTGCGCTCCTTGGAGAACTCGGGCCTGTCCACAAAGTCCTCGAAGAACTGGCCCTCAAAGATGTCCCAGGAGCCGTCGCGCCATGCTTTGCGCAGCTTGGGAGGAAGTGCGTCCAGCTGTTTGATGTACTCCGGCTGTGCATCCATCAGCGCCTGGTTGTCTGTCACCAGCGCTTGGATGAAGGTGTAATCGTTGGGGTCTTCGTCCTGCTCAAACCGGCGATCCACGAAAATGCGCTTGAAGTACGCATGGCTCACGCCGCCAGGGTTGCAGGTATAGTAAATTCGCTTGGGGAATCCATTGACACCACGACAGCAGGCTCGGATTTTGCGAATCCAGTCCTCCTTGAGCTGAGTGGCCTCGTCAAGGAAAATGACGTCGTACTCAGCGCCCTGGTACTGATCCAGGTCGCCATCGGTGGCGCAGTAGCCAAAACTGATCGTGCTGCCGTTGGGGAAGGTGAAGCGCTTGTCGCTGCTGTTGTATCGGGCCAGGCCCAGCAGCAGCTGACGCAGGGGTTGAATGTGGTTGTTGTCCAACTCCCTGTAGGTCTTACGCACAATGAGCACCTTGATGCCCTTCCACCGCAGGCACAGCAGCGTGGCCTTGACGCGCACCAGCCAGCTCTTGCCTCCGCCTCGCGCACCGCCGTAGCCCACATTTTTGCATGTGGCCGTGAGCGCCTGCATCTGCTTCTCGTTGGGCCGGAACACAAGCTCAGGCATCCACCGTCACTCCCTCTGGCCCCTCGATCACAATGCGCACCTCTTCTGGGTGAGCATCCTGATCTGCCTTGCGCTTGTCCATCTCCAGGCGCTCACGCTCCATGGCCAGGCGCTCCTCAGCCAGGTGCTGGGCATGGCGCTGGGCCTGGGTGGGGATGCCGTGCAGCTGACTCAGCGTGTCCATATTGATGTTGATGGCGCGGGCAAGGCTCTCCACCTGCTTGATATTAACCGCATCATCTGACAGCACTCGCTTGGCTGCGTTGGCAAGACCTTCAAGCACTTCCGCCATGGTGTCAGCAGCGCGGATCATGGTCAGCATGGCGTCGGTCTTCTGCTCTACAATGGCTGTGTCAACAGTGTCGCGCACCGTGTCGCAGATTGTCGCAGACTGTCTCACCCAGCCTTCTCTGCCCGCCCTCCTGGCCACCGTCGCATGGCTGACCCCATACTTCTTCCCAAGCTCCCGGTACGACAGGCCGTTGGCCACATAGTCCGCCCGGATAGCCTCCCAGTCTGGTGTAGACAACGGCTCACCTCCCTCATGTCAATGATAGCCAGAGGAGGGGTTGGTGTAAGTCTAAGCAAAAAAGGCCAGACCTCACGGGCCAGCCTTGTCCTGGTAGTTCTCCTGCAAATGCTTGATCAGCAAGTCCAATCGCCTCTCCGATTCCTCCCGCAGGCCTTGAAGGAACTCCCTCACCAGCCGTTCGCCATCCTCTGATGGCTCGTCCAGCAGGTCAGAATCAATCGGTGTTTTGATGTACTCATGTGCTATGCTGCCGTCTCCTTTCCACAGCCCACTGGAACTGCATCTCCTGCCACAGGCGGATGGCTCTTGCACGTTTAAGGCATGTGGGCGTCTGAGCGCCGCACACAGGGCATACGATGCGATACAGCCGCCAGCTGGTGGGGGATGTCTCCACCACCGTGCGGGCCGTTGTGCGGCAGGGGAAGCAGGTGATGTCACGGGGACAGGTGGATTCAGTCGTTGGGATCGCCTCCGTCCATCTTTGCGCCGCAGTTGGGGCAGTATTTGTGATCCCTCACAAACAATTCTCCTGCTGCCGAATACGTAAACCAGTTGCACACTGAGCACATTGTCTTGGGGAGCAAGATTCCTGTGAAAGTCCTGCTTTTGTCCACCCACCGCCCATGCCGCACGGGTTCTGCGGCGATGGTAGGGGCTTTGTAAACTGCCTTGAAGGCTTCATCAAGCGCCGTTTTGCCAAAGTGATATCTGCGCTTGTTAATGTTGTCAAGTACATCCGAACGCCGGATCAGGTCATTATTCTGCACCTGGCACACCTCCTCCGGGAATCTCTCCAACATACGTTCCAGCAATCTTGTCCGCAGCTTTTCGTGGGTTGGTCGCCGACACCAGATACACACCCTCGCATCCCTGAGAGCAGCGAAGAGCAAAGATGCCAGACTCGCAATAGTAGTATTCCAGATTGCCTGTGCACCGCCAGCATGGCACCCCCGTATCACGGAAGCGAACCATGTCGCACACGCCTTTGCGAGTCTTGAACAAAGCTCTGAATACATGCTGGGCACTGCTGTCAATCAGACTGCTCATGTGCATCCTCCTCCCGCAGTTTCCACCTTTTGCACTTCTCGCCTTCACAAAAATCCAATTCTTTCGTCCCTGTGCACCGATCACCGCCGTAGCAGCTTTGGAAGAATCGGCATTTCCGTGGATCGTGTGTTTCTTCGTCCGGGCCTTCTCTGCCGAATTCATAAAGGACATTTCCGTCCATTTGTCTATGGCCTATAATATTTCGACCATTTTCGTTGCAGTACATCTGCACGATTTTCAGGCACGTCTCTGCAGTATCATGATCAACACCCAGTTTCAACGTGACCGTCAGCTCATGCAATTTCATTTTTCATCCTCCTTCGGCGCTTCGGGCAGCGGCGGCAGCTCTGGTTTCTCCGACCAATGTGTTACAAGCATTCCGCAGCATCCTTCATCTGTAAAATGCGGCCTTTGCACATAACCGTTTCCATTTTCGTCAGCGTACCAGCGAAGCACTTGCAACCATCTTTCATCAGGGTAATCCTTCAAGGTGCAAACACACAAATAATCTTTGCCGTGCATGGGCTTGTGTTCAGTGTCCTCCACAGGAATCCACCTGGGCGCCTGGGCTTCGAGCTGCTGGATGTAGGTGAGGGCATCTCTGGCCAGTATCATTTCGCATGTTTTCCCAGCATCACGTCGCTCAGTAGGCGCGTTCCAGTACGGGCAGCCGGGTGCACATGCATCACAGCAGCACTCCAGCCCCTTCTTGATCTCCTCAGGATTCTTCATCCCGCACCTCCACAAACTTCCCGCCTTTCAGCATGTAGAACACGTCTTCCTTGATCTTTTCGCCGTCCACAAATTCAGTCTTGACGCATACGGGCACAGAGTGTTGTTTTTCCTCACTATATGCCCATTCAGAAAGCGTAATCCAGCTTCCCTTCTTAGCTCTTACCTTGCACCCATGTCCAGCGCAGCAAATAACAGAATCCGCACCCAAGGAGCCGATTCTGGCCCCTTCACCCGAGGAGCCGATTCTGGCCCCTTCACCCGAGGAGCCGATCTGCGCCCTTTCACCCGAGGAGCCGATTCTGGCCCCTTCACCCGAGGAGCCGATTCTGGCCCATGAACCCGAGGAGCCGATTCTGGCCCCTTCACCCGAGGAGCCGATTCTGGCCCCTACACCCGA